TTCCAAAGGGGCCAGCCCCTTTGGCGCTGCCCGCGCAGGGCCGGGTGCAGGGCAGCGCCCTGCTGCGCAGGCAGTAACTCAAGCGCGGAGCAGCGCGCGGTAGCCGTCCTCTGAGCGCACCTGGCCCACTGCGCAAAGCGACACCTGGTCAAACCGCAGCAGCTGCTGCGCAACCCGCTGAACGTCCTCCCCCGTCACCGCATCATACCGCTGCACAATTTCCTCCGGCGGGATCACGCGCCCGAACGCAAGCTCACTGCGCCCAATGTGGTTCATCCGCGCACTCGTCGACTCCAGGCTCATCAGCAGGTTGGTCTTGAGCTGCTCCCGGCAGCGCCCAAGCTCGTCGCGCGTCGGGCCATCCTTCCAGAACTGCGCCAGCTCCTCAAAAATCAGCGCCAGCGCCTTTTCCTCCATCTGCTGCCCCAGCGCCGTATAAATCGACAGCATCCCCGTCTCCGCATGGGACGTCGCATACGAATACACCGAGTAGCACAGCCCGTTTCGCTCGCGCACGCTCTGGAACAGCCGCGAGGACATCCCTCCGCCCAGGATCGCGTTCAGGATTTGCAGCGCGTACCGGTCCGGGTCGTCCAGCGCCAGCCCAGGGAACCCAATCGCAATATGGTTCTGCTCAATCTCCTTCGGGCGCACGCAGATTGCAGGGCGGTACGCAGCCGGGACAATGGCGTGCCTGCCCTCGCCCTCCATCTCGGAGAACAGGCCGCATATGTAGTCGAGGTCGGCCTGCGTGTAGCGCCCGGACAGTGCAATTACCGTATCGGCCGGGCGGTAATGCCCGCGCAGGTAGTCGTGCAGTGTTTCGGTGGTCATGGCTTCGAGCGTTTCGCGCGTACCCAGGATCGGCCGTCCAAGCGCGGTCCCGGCATAGCAGCTTTCAAACAGCTTTTCGGTAACAACGTCCTCCGGGGAGTCCTCGTACATGTCGATTTCTTCCAGCACTACGCCGCGTTCCAGCTCAAGCTCTTTCTGGGCGAACAGGGAGTGCATGAACATGTCGGCGAGGATGGACACGCCGGTTTGCAGCTTTTCGTCGAGAACCTTCATGTAGTAGCAGGTGCATTCCTTGGTGGTGAAGGCGTTGACTTGCCCGCCGAGAGCGTCAAAGGCGATAGCGATATGCTGAGCGGAGCGTTTTTCGGTGCCTTTAAAGACCATGTGTTCGATGAAGTGGGAAATGCCGCAGGATTCTTCGGGTTCAAAGCGGCTGCCGTTGCCGACCCAGATGCCGACAGAAGCGGTGCGGACGTGGGGGATGGGATCGGTGACCACGCGGACGCCGTTTGGCAGAATGATTTTTTGTTCCATAATTTCAGTATCCTCATTTCAGGCAGGGCCTGCCGAAATTCCGCAATTTTCGCGGTAATAAAAGTATTATACCACAAAAAATCAGGGCTTTCAAGCCATTGAACCCCTTGAATGTTCAATATTCAGGGGCTTCACCATGCCCGCACATTTGCCACTAATAGTAACAAACTGATAACACAGAATCCCCGCCCTTTATTGGGCGGGGATCACGCTTTTACTGCACTTTGAAGGTGACTTCATGGCCCGGATTTTCGGCAATCAGTTTAGCCTTCAGATCGTCAACCATCATGTTATTATCAAGGGCCGCTTGCACCACGTCAACCAGCTTCTTCCCGTCCAGGTAGGCCCAAACGGTTTTTCTTTTCCGGCTCATTCTGCGTTTCATGTTCATTCCCCTTTTCAATTAGTATTGTGGCTTCCCACGACCGGGTTTCCCCGGTTTCGGCTGGTAGCCAACCAGCCCAAAGGCGTTGCCGCTCATCAGGTGGGGGGGGGATTACGGCATCGGGATAAACCCAACAATCCGTTCATAGGCTTCTGTCGCTTGCCGGATCACGCTCCGGGCATCAGAATCAATAACACCCACGGGCCACATGATCGGGTCAGGGACTTCAGAAGCGTTGGCTTCAATCAGGTGGTTCAGAATGGCGGTGAACGCTTCCTTGCGGCTGTCCGTAGTGCAAACCATAACGCCGTTGTCATTATCCCAAATATGATACATCATGTTAATTTTCCTTTCTGCCCTGCCATCATCAGCACCGGTGGGGCGGTTCCGGTGGACGGGCCTTCCGGCCCGTTTCGGCTTAATGGTTGATTATCGTGAAATCGTCAACGATCACGGCATCCGCGCTGTAATGCTCGTTATAGGCGTTCTTGAAAATGTTTGCATTTGCAAAGTTGTTGAACTCCCCGGCAATGTACTTGACTTGGGCCTTCTTTTCTTCATCCCAATGGGTGGCGATAACAAAGTATTTTTTCATTTCAATTTTCCTTTCTGGCTTTTGGCCTGTCCGTGTGGTGTTTTCTCTTGATGTTTGTATTATACGCTTACTTACGCAAGTAAGCAAGATGGAATATTGCACAAATAATATGCCCTGTTTTTGTCCAATTCGCTTACTTGCACAAGTAAACCTTTTGAAGTATAATGTTACCGTGAAAAAGGGGGTGTTTCCTTTGGGTGGAAAGGCCAGCGCCGCAAGTAAAAACGCATGGAACGCTAAAGCATATGATCGAATCAATTTGACAGTCCCCAAAGGATTGAAAGAGGAAATCAAAGCCTATGCGGAATCATGCGGGGAATCTGTAAACGGTTTTATCAACCGCCTGATTGAACAGGAAATGGGCAAAGGAAAAAAGGGCCGGGAATGATCCCGGCCCCTTCCTCATGTAGAATTTAGGTTTTGTCGTACAGCCCCGCCCGGTCATTGGTGACAAAAACCCGGATCATGTCCATAGACAAATCCAGGTCAGCGGGCCGGTTGTTTTCGTCTTTGGCTCCGGTGCCGCATCCGCCAATGAAGCCGCCGTCTACCATCTTGATAATGGTGGGCTGGGCGTAGCTGGGCATATCAGAAATTTTGTTGTAACGGGCCACAGGTGCTTCCTCCATTTCTTCATCAGAATCAGTTGCCAAAATGGCCTTCAGGATGGACAGGATTTTTTCACCGTATCCGGCCCCGGTGGCCCATCCCTTGCCGTTGGGGTTTTCCTGCTGTCCCAACCATTCCACATATTCCGCACAACCACGGGTTACATACTGGAACCGGGGATCAATACAGGCTCCATTCAGGGCTTCAGTGTTGGCGTAGGCTTTCAAGTGCTGAATCTGCGCCCTGATCCCCATTTGGGGGGAATCAAAGGAATTGCCTTTCACGCCGTTGGACGTTACCCCCATACCACAGAAGTTATTCTGATCCAGGGTCACAGCGGAACCGGCAAAGCCGAAATTGCCGGTTTCAAGGCAGGATTGGGCAAAGGCCACATCACCCCTGATCCCTTCGGCGGCTCCTTCAGTCAGATACAGGGGGATCATGTTCAGGACAGACGCAGGAACAGCGGGGTTTTTCGCCTTGATATAGGCCGTCATTTGGCCCACAGTGGCTTTTGCGGTTCCGGCAATACTTGTGTACCCCTCAACCGTTGCGCCGCTCATAGCGGCTTTTACGGCCTTTCTGAACCCATCCATGGTGTACCCCGTGCCCAACTGGTTCCACAGGTGTTCAGGATCACCATGGTTGGAAGCAATACCACGGGCACAGCCTTCCTTGTGGGAAATAATCACACCGTCCGCCAGGGGGTCAAGGTTGAACTCCTTGCACAGCATGGCGAACAGTTCCACGGCGCTGTTATATGTCCGGGCCGCAACAGCTTTGGCGGTAGCGGTATCGGAACAGGTGAAGTTTGCCCCGCTGGTGTACTTGATACAAGCGGGTTCACACATTTCAACGCCAATATGGGTATTGTTGGCGCTTTGGCCGCTGGTGCCGGTGCCACAGTGCCAACCCCGGTGGTTCCAAGGCAAACACTGATGCACGTCACCAGTGTTGCCGTCAATAAAGCCGTGAACGCAAGCGCTGGTATAGTTTGCGTTGTTCCAGTTCTTCACGAACACGGCGGCGGACGGCTGGGGGCAACCCACGGAATGGAGCATTAACCCCTTAACCGTGATTTTGCGTCCCGCCGTATAACACGGGTTTTGGGTCAGAATGGATTGAATCAGGTTCATTCATCATCCCTCGCTTTCCGCCTTATTTTTCAGAATTTCAATGGCCTTCATAATCGCGGCGGGAATGGGAATCCCCATTAACCCGGCGTTCTCAATGATCGAAATAGTTTCATTGGCGATAAAGGCGATCACTACCGCATCCCGGATAAAGTTGGAACCCATCACCAAATCCAAGCGGCAAGCAACCAGAACCACCAGAAGGGTCACTCCTTTTCGACAAAGGCCCTTCCACCCGGCGCGGCTTTCCAAGGAACCGTTTTCGGTCTTTTCGCTGTTGTGAAACACCCCGGCCACAATCAGGCCGGTCACATAGTCGATCCCCATGAAAATCATCAGGGACACAAGGGCGGCATCCCACCCGCCGAATAGGGAAGCAATAAAGCCCCCAACCACCCCAACTGCGGTCACAATTCCAGATTTCATATTGTCCAATCCTTTCTTTGCCGCTATGCGGCCTGTATTTGGGCCACAAACGGGCCACACAGCCCGTTTGTGGTTCTTCCCATGAAACTACACCCCCGCAAGCAAACGGGGCTTGTAGGGCCGTCTATGGCCCTTTCCGGGGCTATGCCCCAACCAGGGCGGCAATGTGCCGCAAATCCAGAACCGGGGCGCTGAAGAAATACGGGTTCCAAATCCAGTAATCTT